TCAGTGTTGAAGAACGTATAACCTTTTTCATCAAGATCTTTTGATTCATCTGAACCTAATGTTTTAAATAATACTTCTATGTCAGACGTACCTTTATTCACGGCGGCAAAGAATACCTTGATTGATGTAGCAGGATTTTCTAACGCAACTGATTTTGTTAAATAGATAGCTGCATTTTGATCACCATCTGGTTCAGTCGATGCGTTATAGTCTGTGGTTGGATAGACATCAGACGCACTGTCTATGGAGTTAACTCTGTTTGCAATTAAGTTTACAGACAATCTATCCATGTCAATTACAGGAGAGATGTTTGCGTTATCTGTAGTCATTGTTAAATCTATGAAAAATGATTTTTCTCCAGACAACTCATTAGTTTCATTAATTTGTGATGCAACCATTCTACTTGTTTCAAATCTAAAGTTTTCTCCTAATGGGAATGCTTTTGCAGTCGCAGTGGTGTTTGTTGTAAATGATGTCTCTGTTCCGTTTGGACTTGTCGCAGATGTAGATCTAACTTTTGCAGAAACAGTTGTCCCTGTTACCTCCATCACGGATAACGCACTTTGCATGACTTCAAATCTATAGTTCTCACTTGCATACACACCATTACCACCAACTTGTGCAATTCCAGATGTACCAGACACAGATGGTGTGGTTGATAGTGCAACTGTATATGAGTCGATTCCTATATCAGCAATTGCAGTATGTGTTTTATTAATCTCAGTCAAAGGAACACCAAATATCTGATACAATTCAATTGTAGCACCGACTGCGTGTTCAGCTGCATCTGAGTCACCAATACCTCTTGTTAAACTTGAAATCGTTGTTCCAGAAATTGTACCAGATATGATCTCATTTGCAATCTTAACGTGTACAGTTCCAGAACTTGGAAAGTTTGTTGAGGATGCAAGAGTTAAACTTGTTGATGTGGTTGTTAACGCATTTGTAGCAAGTGTAGTTGATATCTCAGAGGACACACCAGTTATGATAACATTATTACTGGTCGTATACATTCCATGATCTCTATGAAGAACTTTTACCTTTGCAGTTGAGTCTGTAATTACAATTGGATTGGAAAGAAGTCTTTGAACATAAACAGGTGTTCCTCCCTCTTCTTTTGTTATGGCTTGTGATATATTATCATTAGATAAACTAAAAGTTGCTGATGATGGAACATTTACTCGTTCTTTAGCATTAGTTCCAGTTCCAACTGTGGCTCTGGTGGGTTGTGTAAATTGTGCTTTTCTTAATGTGAATTTTATATCTTGCGATTGCACTGCGTCCCATGTTCTATTATTTTGTGATTTGAACATAGTTCCCAAATGTGGTTGAGTTGATATAAGTCTATTAGTCCCACCAACATCCTTTTCATTCATTTGAGATATCCACACTTTATATTCTAAACTATTTGATAAAATAGCAAAACAATATTCTTGACCCTCTTGAACAAAAATTGGAGAGTCAAAGGTGAAAGTTGTTGCAGACAATCCGTTATTTTCATCTACATTTATCTCATTCGCCTCTAAAACTTTTCTACCAAAAGGAAGAAGTTTTTTGCCAGGGTATCCATTAATCATATTTCTCACCTCTACCCAAACAGGAAGAATGTCATCTTTTGCTCCAAAGAATAAATCTACAGACGTTATAAAACAACCAGCATCTTCTTCAATTAGAAATGATTGTGCCAGTGGATCTACATTATCGTCTGGGTCAAGACCATTATCATCTGGGCCATCTGGGCCAGGGGGGTTTCTCCAGATTGGCCAATCAAATGTTGGAGGTGGTGGAGGTGGGGGTGGCGGTGCCGCTGGGGGAGGCGGAGGTGGAGGAGGCGGCGGCGGTGGTGGTGGTGGCGCTGGTGGTGGTGGAGGTGGTGGAGGGGGAGGAGGAGGGGGTGGTGGTGGTCTATCAACCCTATCCTGTATAATTCTTGTTGTGGTTGAAGTATCTGTCAAACTTGTTGTTTCTTCAACTCTACTTTGTATGACCCTTGCGTTTCGAGTCGCAAGAATAGTTTCTTGCTCTGTTTCAAGAACACCAACTGCATTGTAAATAGTGCTACCAGATGTAATGGGGAGTCTCTCTAAATTAAGTGTCGCCTGAGATGTTAGTTTAAATTCTATCTCACCAGTTCTAAATCTTGGTTGAGCTTCTTGACCAGCAAATCTATATTCTGGTATTCTAAAAGTACACTCAACTTTACCAGAACCATTAGTTACTAAGTTACTACCTTCAGTTGGAGAACTCACATCTGAATATTGCACCTCTTTTGGTGTAATAAATGTGTTTACATTCCTACCATCAAAGAACGCATGAAGTCTTACGCCTGGTCTAAAACACTCACCTGTTACAGTTATGGTTCTTGGTCTAATGAAAGGAATAAGAGCTCTTGATATAATTCTTTTACCTAGTGACTCTTCCTCAATATTTTCAACAACTCTTGTATTTATTCCTGTTCTTCGTAAATCTGTTCTTGTGGTTGTTTCAGTTCTTACGGAAATCTCATTTTGTTGAGTTCCTAAATCAGATATAAATCTTTCCTCTTGAGTATCAACCACACCACTCCATTGTGTTTGCCATGCATTCCAAACTGTTCCTAAAACACCTCTATTTCTAAGTCCATTAAGAATTGTGTTAAAGTTTCCCTCAACATTTATTGTTAAAGCTGGGACTTCCTCCGTCTCAAACCATTCATCTCCAGATGGTGCTAAAGTTATTTTACCGATCCATTGAGCTATTAGATATGTCTGTACATTCTCTAGTCTGGTTGCGTATGGTTGGTTTATAAAATTTTGTTCTGTGTAATCAAGTGTAATTAAATCACCAGTTTTTCTATAACCAGCAAGAGTTCTCGCATTATCATCTGTTGCGACCTCAGTTAAAGCAGCATTTCTTAGTGAACACATTGGTCTTAATTCATGTAGTTGCATATCAATAGAACAATTATAATCTTTATGTAGAGTATCACCAACTCTATGTCCACCAAAGTTATCAACCACAAATCCAGACTTAAATCTATTCAATCCGTTTGCGTCTTGTATTTCAAATGATTCTGCGTCTCTTTCTAAAAGAGATAACGCAGTTTGTGACTCAACTGTTTCAAGACGATCTTTTAATCTACCAATATCTCTCATGGTAAATCTTTGAGTTTTCATTCTTCTTACAGTTACATCAGTTGGTTTAAATGTGAAAGGTGGTAAAAAGATAGATGCTAATTTCATACCATTATCTAATTGTTTTGGTGGAGCTGGATCTTCTGCTGAAGCACCCTCAATAATTTTAAATTCACCAGTAGTCGTTAAGAATAGATTAGCAATTTTTGCGAGATAGAACTCAAAGTCATGAGATGATGCACTATTTGGTTTAGGAGTTGATACCACCACTGCACCAGTTCCATCATACTGTCTTGCAGAAAAATCAAAAGAGTTACCAGTAATCGTATCAACGGCTGTAACTGTATCTGATGCACCTGTGATGTTTTCACAAGTTGGTCTAAAATCTAAACAATCTCGTAGATCAAATTTACCTGTTGGTTCTGGATCATCTGGGTCAACTCTTGTCGCAGTAAATGTTGGTATGTCATCATAGTTCATTTGACCAGCAACTGGTGAGTAAGAGTCAACTGAGAAAAACTCTCCAGCACCATGTATAAAATAATCAAAAATTACAAGGAGTCTACCTCTTGGAGCTGCAATGTTTGGTTTACGAACTATTCTTGCGATGTCATAAAAGTTATCTCTTTGTCCTGTATCTAATTCAAAGTTAGATGTGATAACTTTACTTCCAGCAGTGAGAGTTCCCACAGTCGCAGTTGCACCAGAGGACTCACCTGTGATTGTTTCTCCAGCACCAAAATTAGTCGCACCAAAATTACCATTCAATGTATATGACATTGGACTTGTTGTTGTTAAGACTCTACCCTTTGCAAACGAGGTGCTACCAGTAATTTTCTCACCTCTAATAAATGTTCCAGAGATGTTAGATATTGTCATTGATGGTGTAGTTGCATCTGCACTTGTATCCTCTGAGTCATAGACTGCTTGTAATCTATAAGCATCTGCACGACCAAGTGATATCTCTTTGTCATCTGACCTTGTTCCATATGAACCATCGGCATCACTTGCAACGACTTTCACTTGTTTAAGTAGTTGTGTTGTTTTTATTCTTGCAGTTACAGCTGTCTTGGTGACTGTTCCAATAAATTTAACTTTAGCTGCATTACCTAATATAGTGTTGTCGGTTATAGTGACAGTAGATCCACCAGTTCCAGTTATCTTTCCAGATATACTTACTAAGTCACCCTGACTTCCAGTTCCACCACCAGCAGTTAATATTGACATTGAATAATCTGCACTGGTAAAACTTGCAAATGTTTCATTTGTTCCAGCAGAGAATGATACTGCACCAGATGAGTTTGTTGTACCTACAAACTGTTTACGAATAATTATCTGTGAGTCACTTGCACCATCATTGTCATTTGTAAGGAGTGTTTTAATAATTCTTTTAGGTAATCTATATACAACAGAGTTTTTCTCTGGTTGTTCTAGTAACGCAACTTTTCTAGGTTCAATACCTAATCGTGTTGATGCATCTTCCTCAAGAACAAAGAAGTCATTTAAGTCAGCACTGTTCTCATCTGAACCATCATTTCTAAAAACATCAGTGTCTTGTCCAACTCTAGACATAACCATATCTGCTGTAAAATTTTGTCCAGTATCATCATCACTCATAAAGACAGAACGAACATCTTCAAACTTACGAGTTTCTACTGAAGAAATAGTCAAGTCTGCATTTGATGAATTTTCTATTATCTTTCCTGTTTCAGAACTGTCCGATGCAATAAGTTTTTCTCCAACCCTAAACGTACCAGATACATTTACTAAATTAAAGATAGATGATGATGATAGTGCGTCATTTTGAACACTAAAAATAAAACCTATTGCACCAGAGTCTACCCCTTGTACTCTTACTCCAGTTGAATGTGTCGCAGTGATTAGTGGGCTAGGTGTATCACTCATGAACAGACGAGCAAACATTTGTATGTCAAAAAGAAATAATTTATGTTCTGCTGCTGTAGAACCTAACGCACCTTGATGATGTTCAAATGCACGAGCTCTTGCAACACCAACTGCCACACCCAAATTAGACGCAGAGCCTCTATTCCCTGTCCCTGTAAATTCATCAAATAACTGTAATGTTTTGTATGGAGTTGTTTCACCAGACACATCACCTATGTCTGGTATATTGTATGCATTTGTTACTCTTACAAAGTTTCCTATTTCAAGATTTGAAACACCAGCATTTATCGTGTCAAAATCTCTTGCCTTTTTAATGTCCTTAAAAGATACACCAGTTTTTTCTATTTCATACCCACGAACATATGCTTTACCTGGCGTACAACTTAATGCGAGTAAACTCTCATCTGCAAGTTGATTGTCATCGGTTACTTGACCAATTGAGTAAACACCATCAAACTCTTTTGTTTTTACTGAGTTTGGAATTGACTCTCTAACATCAAATTGAAATGGTCTTATAGTATAGTCACCAGATTCTTCAAATGTTCTTCGTGCAAGAGTATCACCTATAACAGAGTATTGTGTGAGTTGTGCTCTATTTGAAGTTTTTTTACCTCTTTTTAAAGTAAGTAGTTCAATAAAGTTAGTATCATCAGTGGAGTCAATGGCTCTAGCAGAAAGTTGAAGTTGTATTCTTAATCTGTGTGCTCCTTTAGCTGCATAGTTATTTGACCCTTGAGAATTGTCTGTAAGACTCGCATCATCCTCTGGTGTTATTATGGACTCAAAAATAGTGAACCCTATACGAGCAGTTACATCAACTCTTCCAGCACTTAAAAGTAAATATTGAGGGAATACTTTTACAAATTGACCACGAACAAAATAAACACCTTCTTGGATATCAACCATAGAACCCTTATCTGCAGCTTTATTGTCGTGTGTTGTTGCTGACGCAATCTGAGCTGCATATCCAGTAGTATGTGTTATCTCTGTGTTTGCAAATATATTCTCACCATCTGCAAAACTTTCAGTTTCATTATCACTACCAGCATTTAAATACTGTATCACAAGTATCGGTTGAGTAAAATCAGTCGCATCATGATATGTGATGACTCTTGCTTGCATACCACTCGTTGAACCTGTGATGATAACAGGATTGTCAGGATTATAATATTGACTTGGTACGATTGTTTCACCAGCAAAAGTGTTTGAGAGTTTAACAGTGGATACTGTATTACTATATGTCACTTGGCCAGGTATGACGACTGTACCCTCTTGGAACATATGTCTACCAAATTGTTCTATCTGACCTTGCAATATTGATTGTAAAGTCGTTAATTCTCTTGCTTGTATTGCAAAGCCTGGACGAAAAAGAACACGATGAAAATTATCATTTTCACCAAAATCATCGTAATAGGGAGCAACATTTAGATCTGTAACTTGTGGCATATTTAAAACTCAATAATTAATTTAATATCTTCAGTTTGGTCTGAATCTCTTTGTATGGGTTTTCTATTTTCTAGATAGAGTATATTCCCACTATCTGGTTGTAACTCTGGATTTGCGTATCCAGATGTAAGTGAAAGTGTATTACTGTTTGCAAGTGTAACTGTTTCAGTTGTGCTTGATGGTGTAAGTGTTGCACCAGACGTTCCACCTGTTATTGTGTTTGTTCCACTAAACGCAGTAAAACCACTGTTTGTTTCACTTGTTCCAAATCCAGAAAATCTTTCTTGTTGAAAGTAAAGTAAACTTCTATCACTATCAAACTCCACAACTTTTCCAACTGCACCAGTTGTTGTCTGTGTTATGACCTCATCAGCTTCAAATGTTCCAGTTGTCGCAGAACCTTTTACAACAAATGTCTGTCGTGCAGTTGTGGAACTCGCAACTGTGGATGTGCCATAGGTTGTTGGATCTACTAAGAGTCCAACCTGTCTAAAATCATTTGCAGTTGTTATATCATCACCCTCTGCTTGACTGAGTGTGGTTGCAGTCATCACATAGTGAGCTCCTAGTTCAGTTGTTGCATCAGAACCATGTCCACCCTTTGGACTTATAATCACCTCTATTGCACCACCAGTCCCACTTGCACCTAAAGTAGATGAACTGCTCAATGATGAGTCTGAAAATATAAAATCATCTCCAAGATTGACTGTTCCAAAAGTATACCCAGAACCAGCATTATGAATAGTTGTATCTGTTCCAGACGTAAGACCAAAAGATTGTATTGAACCACTTGACACTGTTATTCTTACTATCGCACCAGATGAAGTTCCTTGACTTGTTCCATCACCAAACACAGCTGCATAGTAAGTTCCGTCTGTGTATCCAGAACCAGCAGTTACCACAAGAGACTCAATTCCACCATCAGTTGCAGCTGCACTTACTGTTGAGTCTGTTTGCACAGGAAAATAATCTGTTGTTAAATACTTGGCTGCATCTGAAGCAGTTATCTTAAACATATATTTGAGAACATAACCACCTAATGCAAAAGGTGATGTGGATTCAGATGTTGGTTCTGAACCAGAATATGCAGTTCCACCATTGTTGTCTAAAACTTTGTACACTCTAAAATCAGATGTTAAAAAATAAAAGGTTGAGTCAAATAAGTTTGACGCACCAGATGTCGCAGTATTAGAGGAACTAATATTGTGTTTGTACATATCAAACACAGTTCCATTTGACCAGTTTCTTCTAGGAACTGCAAACTGAATATCAGAGGAAGTAATTTTCTTTGCGGCTAACATTGAGTCCCATGCGTAGAAGTGTGTTTCTCCAACTGAATCTGCTGGTGTTGGGGGTGAACTATCACTACCAGTTGTTGTTGAACTTGTAAACGCAGTAGCCTTTCCTATGAAAAGATAGTACACATTTGCAGAAGACTCTGAAAAAGACTCGCTAAATTGATCTGCGTTATGTTTTCTGAATTTTTCAGTTATGATTGCCGACATATTTTTACCCTTTAGTTTATTTATACAAAAAGTTTATATTGTAATTCCAGTTGCACCCTCTAAATCCATATTGTCTCCAGCATTAGTTGATGATCCATCAGTTCCGTTTAAGACTAAATTTCCAAGTCCATCCTCAAGAGCAATATCTCCAGTTGTTCTCGTTCTTATCTCTGAAGATTGCACTATTGACAGTCCACCAACAGGACTTGTCCTACTATTTAGTGTCCAATTATCTATGGGTATTTGACCCTCATTTGGTATTTTATTTGTTGTCTCTAATGCGATTGCAGTATTGATTATTTCAAAACTTTCAAAAAGTAGAGCTCGACCAGCATCTGTTGAGTCTGAGTCAATACCATCTAACAATATGATATCACCATCTCCCTGTTCAAGTAATATTCTATCAGATCTATCAAATGAATGTAAACCACTCGTTGCTTGACCAGCATCATATAATATTCTACCACCAGACTCACCCTCAAGTAATAAATGTTCTATCACACTATTTGATGAGAACTCTTCTTCAATAATACTACCAGAGAGTTCTAATGTAAATCTAGTATGCTCTGTCGTTTCATGAAGAAGATAATCTCCAGCTTCAGCAGAGTTAACATCAGTTCCGTCTAACTGTATTCTTCCAAAATCCTCTAATAATATACCAACATTTTCAATCGCATTCGCATTGTTCTGCTCTGCAATACCAGCACCAAAAAGTTTAACGTGTAAATTATCTTCTAAGTCAATGAACCCACCACTCTCTTGAACTAGTCTATTTCTATTCAAGTGACCATCAGTATCATCCTCTAATAAAATAACTTGAGAAGTATCAGTCGCATCCCCCAACTCCATGATAATTTTGTTAGGTTTAAGTATCTCTTCAAACCTAAGACTTCCAAAATCATTAAAAGTAAGTGTCTCTGTATCACTATGATGATCTTCTAATACAAGGTTTTCATTTTCGTCTACAACAAACCCTGTTGGAAACGCAAATCTATCAGCCTCTGCAAGAACTACACCACCTCTTTCAAGTAATAGTCTGTCTTTTAGTCCAGATGTTACAAATCCAGACTCTTCATTAAGAACTCTGTTTCCATCCTCCATCAAAATATTACTACCAGTTTCTAGTATGATATGATCTAAGTCCTCATCACCCTCTAACAAGATTGGAACTTCACCCTCATTGAGTGGTGCGTGTCCATCAAGAACTATCGTTCCACTTTCAAAAGATCCAGATGTTGAGTTCTCAAGTTGTAATAAGTTTGATGATCTACCAAATGGTGTATTTGCAAGATAGATGAATAGATTTCGTGTAACTCTTGGAGTTGGTCTTGTAGATATTTTTGTTATGATATGTTTTACTACGTTTTTGTCTGCCTTATCACTAGGTGCAAGAGAACTCTCAGACATCATTCTACCACCCAGACTATCAACTGGCATCTCAAGATCAGAGTTTGCTTCAAATAATATTGAGTCTCCTGTTATATGAAAACCATCCTCAAGAATAATAGTGCTTCCGTCCTCCAGAAGAATATTTTCAAATTCATTTTCAAATGAACCAGACTCTAAATCAACTTTACCATTTTCATCCTCAAAACTAGAGCCACTTGCATCTAATACGATATACCCAATAGCATAATCATAATTACTTGGTTGTAGACTATCTTCTAATATTATTGATATGTTTGCTGGAGTTGTTGTGTCTGTAGAAGATGATGTCGCATCAAGAATAATTCTGTCACCAGCGACAATACCATCCTCATATATGATTTGATCATTAATACCACCGACCTCATATTTTTGAGTTCCAATTCTTCTTTGTATAGTTTGATCAAATATAGTTGCAAAAGTAGAACCAAGTATCGGTGAGAACCTATCATCACCAATAAAACTTTGAACACCAGCACCAGTGTTTGTTACTGCAACTGATATCGCACTTGCAATAGAAACTTTACCAAATGGTTTAAATCCAGCAGGGTGAACTGATTTTTGTAGTTCATTCACATACTGGGAAAAAGCTGCACCAACTCTAACCTCATAAGAATAATCTTGATAATAATATGAGTCTTGTAGTCTATTTAAATCCTCACCTAGTAAACTCTGTATACCAGTATACTCACCCAAACTTGTTGATATCGTTGCAACTGAGGACTCTACTGTGGCTATATCTGCTTTAACAATTGTCGCAGACGCACCGCTTGAATCTGTTATGGTTACATTTTTGTTACTGAAGTCAATAGGACTCTCGTTGATTATGTTATCGCCAACATCACTTGAGTCTGAGTCTGTTCCATCAAGAACAATATCACCATCTCCAGTTTCATCTTCAAATAATAGTTTACTTGCACTATCTGTTCCATCTGCGTCAGTGCCATCTAGTATTATACTTCTACCAGCATTCTCACTTGCAAGTTGTTCATTTTCTCCTACACCATCTGAATTGACACCATCTAGTAATAACTTACCATTTAAGTCAACCTCACGGAAACGATCAATTAAAATTCTCCCCCCTTCGTCTTGAATAAAAATACCACCAAACCCCACAGCAGTTTGTTTTGCAAACCCCTCAATGGTTGATCTTTCAAGAAGTATGTTTCCACCAACAGCATCCTCTATGCCTGTGATCTCAAAAGTGTCACTGCCCTCTTTAAGAATAAAAGAAGTTTCACCATCATTAGAACCATCTTCTAATAATATATCTCCATCACTAACACCAAAATCACTATCTGTGTCCTCACCATTCAGAGAGATACGAGATGCTCTGGTTAGAGTAGTTCCCTCTTCTCTTAGGAAACCATTACCTAATGAGTCTTCTAACAATAACCCAAAAAGAGTTGAGGCACTACCATCTAAAATCACACCATCATTTTCATCTCTAACAAAAGACACAACTTCTCTAGTTTCAATTCTTGCACCCATTCCAGAGTGATTTCCACAATAATAATAAAGAGTAGGAGCTCCCTCTGCAAGTGTGATTTGAATAAAAGCTGGGAATGATACTCCATTGATAACTTCAGTTGTTCCAACCTCAATGTATGACGCAGATTTTGTTACACCAGTTGTGTATTCAGAACCACTCCCATGTGTTCCATCTGAAGTTGATGAAAATCTAAACAGATGATTTTGTCCCTCAACTGCATTGTAAAGAGAGTTATCAGATAAATCAAAATAATAAGTGTTGCCCTCTGTAAATGTTAAAACTGGTTGTTGTATATCATTGATTGCATAAACATTTTTACCAGAGGTATTTTCAACCACCTTTACTTTGTATGAAAAATATTTTGCTGGAGGGGTCACAACCTCTGTTCCATCAAGCACAATGGAGTCACCCTCGTCTGGCTCAAAATCCTGTTCATCTTCAAGTTGTATACCCTCGACAACTGATGCATCACCAGCAACATTTCCATCTTCTAATTCTATACCTTGATTAAAAGTTCCATCTTGTTCTTGTTCAACTCTAATTACATTTTCAAATGTGGTGTCTAATATATTTGTGTCTGAGTTAAACCCTTGCACAGTTCCAACGTGAGAAGTTAAAGTATTATTTTTTGAAAATGTTCCAGACACATCTTTGACAACAAAGTGTGCTATCGGAGATAATTCTGGTGGATTAGACGAACTGTATCTAAACCCACTTTCTTTGACTTTGACAGATTGAATTGCACCAATGTCATTTGTTACTGAAAGCAGAGATGCTCCAGTTCCAGTTGTTGTGGTAATAGTAACAGAGGGTAAATCTGTATATCCTTCACCACCACTTGCAACGTGTGCTTTTTGTATTGCACCAGCTTCTGTTGCACTGAGAGTTGCAGACTCTAAAACAAATTGATCTGTAAGGGTGGTGTGTGTATCTGATTGTTCAAAATCTAGACCCTCTTCTGTGAGAATTGTGTGTCCAGCATCTGTTCCACTGGAGTCTGTTCCATCTAGAAGTAGATTATTAAGTCGGTCTGCTCTAACACGAATTATTGAATTTTTTACAGGTGCAGTTGTGAATGTTAAAGTCTGACCTTCTAAAGTATAAACTGTGTCTTGTATAAGATTAAGACTTAATGTAATCACATTGTCTATGGTGACAACTATATTTGAGTCAAAATTTGTATTTACATTCGTTAGTGTAAATTCTGTGGTTGACCCATCACCAATAATTGTATCACTTGTTACACTCTCAAGAACAATATTAAAAGGCTCCATGTGAGTAAAAGAACCTGTCTCTAAAATTAAAGAGTCAGTTGTGATTAGTGGGTCATCTAGTGTAGCAGTTTCTAATTGAATACCACCACCAACCATACTTACAAACCCTGTTGCAGACACAGTGCCTAGATCTGCACTTGCACTTGTAAAAGTTAGAGTGTCACCAACTTCATATTTTGTTCCAGCGTCATCAACCTCAATACCACTTACAGAGCCTCGTTTTGTTTGAGCAACCTCAACGTCTGCAAAACCATTACCAATATTCTCAACTGCGATATCCTCATCCTCTGAGTGTAAAATACCATCGTTTGTGACTGTTCCAGAACTCACTATCGCTTTAACTGTGAAACCAACTGTTACGTCTCTAGTAGTAGAGTTTCCTGTTATTCTCTCACCATCTCTAAATGTTCCAACCACGTTACCCAATACAAGTTCAGTGATTGAGTCATTACCTTGTCTAAATGCTTGTGCAGATATGACAGTCGCAGTTGCACCAAATAACTGTCCTTTTACTGATTGATTAACAACCTCATCACCATCAACACCAAAATCTGGTTCTGCTTTTAAAATAATTTCTTGTCCAAAATTACCATCAGACAATTTCATAAGATATTGGTTGGGATAAAAAATTTCTGGTTCTTCACCTAAGAAAATTTTTGAAAAGAGTTTTATTGCTTCAGACGTACCCTTGGCTGCATAGAGGTCTTTAATATTTTTTATGAGATTTCTTTTTGAAACACCAGATGCAAGTGTGCTTGGTATCGCAGTCATAAATGATTTTCTAAATTGTTCTAAAAAATCAAAAATGGTATTATCTACGTTTGCGTATTCTAATAGTTGTTGAATATTTTGTATTGGGTTCGCACGATACTCCGAAACTGTTGCGTAAGACCCAGAGGTAGTTCCAGTGACAGTTTCCCCTGTGATAAACTTTTGTTGAGATGTAATATAAACGTAAGAGTTTCTTATGTCATCAACTAAAACAGTTGCCGTTGCGTTAGAAGTTCCACCAGTTATTGTTTCACCCTCAATGAACTTACTTAAACTTCCTTCACCAATTTCTGTTACTATTCTATTATCATCTCCGTCTTCACTTAAAACATAAGATACAGTGGTTGTTTCAAGAGATATGTAATTAACTGTTGCAGTTAAGGTAAGTCTTCCTGCTTCTAAATATTGATAGTAGTCTTTTAGAAATTTTACAAATAAAGAATGATCTGATTCAACAAAATCAGGAACTTGGCCAGGTATGAGTGATGATACCTTTGTTAAAAGTTTTGAATCATTCTTTGACATTTATTAATAACTCGAACTAGATGCAGTTGATGAACTTGTTGATACTGTGGTTGTTGTGGTTGTAGTTGATCCTGTGGTTGACCCCCCACTTGCTCCACCTGTTGTTGTGACAGTGTACCCTCTTCCAGTTGTTGCAGTTGCATCTACAGAGCCAGTCACAGTCGTATTTACTGTATCTATTTCTAGTAATTGATTTCTTACAGGTATGATATCATTTGAGTCTGGAAGAACTGTAATACGAAATTGTGTGGACGCACGACCATCTACATTTGATAAACTTGTAATTAAAATAGAGTTTATTTTTATAATTCCATTTACATAATCAACTGTTCCAGCTTCACTGTCGAGATATGTCCTAACACCACCCACTAAACTGTAAACTCTTAAATTACCTCCCCCATCATCATCAAAGAAATACTCAGTTGCAGTTGTGTTATTAATAAAAAATCCAGTTGATGCAATAATTGTAGAGTGTCCAGAGTGTGGATTAAAAAACGCATTGTTAAAATTAATTGTATATGAACTTGATGTTGTTGTGATTGGTGTTATCAATCTCGCAAGTGTAACTGTTGTGATATTACTTAATATTGATGTGTCAGTGTTGTCAATAAGTCCTGTCAGTCTTGAGTGACGAAATGGTCTATTAAAATCTTTAAGTTCATCTCTATTATAATTTGATATAGTGGTATTAACTAAAGTTTCAAGTTCTGTTTTTTCTCTAGTCGTTGCAGATGAGTCATAGTTAAAGGTAGTGCCTAAAATTAAAAAGGTAGTCTCTGGGTCTACAATCACAGGAGTTATAGACGCAACTTTATATTTACTAAAATCACTTACCAGTTGTGATTTTTGTTCACTGGTTAAATTAAGACCTGTTGTGCTTTTGATTGATATGAAAACCTTACCATACTCTGGAGTTGATGATACTCCAAGTGATGGATCAAAACTTCCATCCTCTCCACCAAACACGGAAACAGCTTGTGTGTTTGGAAAAAGTTTTCTGGTGTATACTGCATAGTCATCTGTTGTAACTGCACGACCTTGTGATGCAAAGTCTAGGGGTGCTTGTAATTTTATTGATTCTAAACTCTCTGGTTCTGCACCACCACCAGCACTAGAAACTGGAGTTATAACTATTGTGCTTACACCATCAATTGTAGATGGTGCAGAAAAAGATGATGCACCATTAGCTGCAGTTTTATTTGTAACGACATATTCAAGTATGACAATGTTACCATCAGATAAAGACCTACTCACTACTCCGTCACCAAAGTAAACTTCAAATCTACCTGTATCAACCTCCTGTAGATAATAGACTGTGCTGGTTGATGAGAGTTGTGTTATGTCTGTTGCTTTAGTGTATGTGGTTGTCGTTGTATCACTTGAAGAGTTTTGAACTTTAACTGTAAGTGTAGTCGTGTCTACACGATTATCTCCCAATACAAATCTTTGGTCTAGGTCTGATGTGTCAACTACAAACTTCGTTGTTATATAAGTTCCCTCATATATTTGAGTTGAGTCGAATGATACGACACCACCTACATTTGAACTCGTAACATCTGCGATTGTAACAAACTGATAGGTAGTTCCATCCACAGTTGATGAGAATGCAGTTCCAGAGGGCATCGTCTTTGTTGAACTATCTGTTGTAAGTGCAACATTGATTGTTGCGATTGGAGCTCTTGCAGACTGTACCTCATATCCTAAAGTCTTTGCGTGTGAAACAACACTTGATCTCAAAGACGCACTATCCAGAAACATTTCGTTTGCTAACATATTTGCATTGAAACCTAGATAATGAGTGTTATATGCAAGGGTATCTAAAAGTATATTCATACCAGAACCCTCAAAGTCATAGTCTTTAAATTCTGTTTGTCCTTTGAGAAAAACTTTGAGATTGTCTTTTACATCGTCAAAATCAAACTCTGTTATTCTTAATCTTTTTTCGTTTACTGCCATTATCGTAATCTTTCTAACATGATGGATATATCCACAAGTTCAGTTGGAGTATTCACTACATAAAATTCTACTATTATTTCATACGCATTACGATCTAAATCTGGAATAGCACGAACAGATACTAAACGAGCTCTAGGTTCAAAGTTTTCAATTACATCCTCAACCTTTCTTGCAATCATAGCCGCAAGTATCGGAGACATTGGTTCAAACAACATCTCTCGCACACCACCAGCAATCTCTGGATGAAAGGGTTTCTCATAGGTGTTTAGTTGCACAAGATTTCTAAGAGATCTTTTTACTGCTTGAACGTCAGTCACCTTTTGAATATCAGCATTAGATGTTTTCTTTCCGAAAAATAAATCTAAGTCTGAGTATTGTCTTGTAGACCTTGCAGTGTTTTGTGACTGTGCATCATAAACCGCCATTTTTATAGACTCCTAAGTTTATATTATTTATAACATTATCCTCTAATGTAAGGTGATAGTTTGAATTGTTTCAACACTGGAACGTATCTTCTTGGTATTGAACCCCAGTTCCGTTTACTATGAATATCAAAGTGAATAAAACGATTATAGAAACCAAAAGCCAATGCACCATAAGATGCACACAGTCTCACAAATTCAACCTTCTCATCATTAGTCATCTCCATCGTGCGAATGTCCATCGCAAGACCCTCTAAATGTTTTGAACGTGGCGAACCACCACAACGATCATTAATTTCTTTTGTACGGAAAGCAGAGTTAGTGGTTAATTGTCTTCCCATGTCAAATGCAACTCTCTCTGCAATCTCAAGAACCTTTGCATTAGTTCCTGTGAGTGTAACACTCGCATTAAGTTTTATTTTAAGTCTGGGTAAACCTCTGAGTTGCACTATTCTATACCCCTCTTGTTTTACTTGACCAATTTTTTTGACACCACGAACAACCTCTTGATCATCAGCTGTATAAAGTATTTCTTTTGGAAAATATTTGTTAGAATATCTCTCTCTTATATCATCTGTGACCTCACTTATATCAAATACATCACCAAATCCTTTCCCTTCTGTTGGAACACCTAAGTATGATCTATATTGATTTTGACTTGTAGCATTTACATCTGCTGTTACAGGTGGTAAAGTTTCATCATGTTCAAAACTGGCAGGGTCATTCCCCTCGTTTATCTGCACATTTCCCTCTGGTGTATCTTTTAATTCTGAATAAAAATCAGCAACTGTGTCAGTCACCACATCTTTGTGTGCTTGTCTTTGTTGAGATGTATTTTTACCCTCTGAGGGAACACCTTTGGCTTCTATCTCAGCAGTTCTTTCTGGTTCAGATGCTCTTATTGGTATCGCTGGTATTGGATAATCAAAGTCTGGATTTGGATTGTAACCTCCTGTACCAGCTTCAGATGTTCTGTCTGATGATTGTCTTTTCACTCTTAGTTCTGGACGAACATCTACAATCTCCGTAATTTTCAAATCTGACTCTGGTGTATCTGGACTCTCAACTGAAGCACCAGAACCAGCTGATGTGCTTGGTGAAGTTCCATGACCACCACCAGTTGGTGCGATATTCGTACTGGAAGAGTCAAAAGTGATTGCAGTTGCATCAACATCAAATGCTGTGTTTGCATTTATTTTTGTTGTTGTTCCATTGAGGTTAATAGTTGATGATGCACTGATATTACTTGTTGTTGAGTTTGTGCTTATCGTTGTTCCATCTATATCAACTGTAGTCGCATCTAAGTCCACAGTGGTTGCATTAACATTAAAATTTATTTCAGAGTCTAAATTAAAACTACCCTCTGTGGTTAGGTTTACAGTGGATGCGAATATCTCAGTTTGTATTCCCTCTATACGTCTGTCAATAGTATCACCATATCTTTCTGTGACTGTTCCCTTGATAGAACTATCTAACTTATCTCCGTATGTAAGTGTGGCTGCACCTTTATAAACACCATCAAAGGTAGTATTATATCTTTGAGATACAGCACCAAGTGCAGTAGTTTTAAATATTCCTTCATATCGCTCTGTGGTATCTCTAAGGACAACTGTGTCCATATCCTCCTCAACTTCGATATTTAATTTTTTAGCCCTTATGTTATAGTTACCCTCAACTAAAGTTTCAAAGTTACCATCAACTGTTAAGTTCACATCACCTTTCACATTTATAAAAGTTGAACCAGCAACAAACTCATAGTTGTCACCTTTGACATGAACAATCTTATCTCCTCCAGCAGTGATCTCATAGAAAGTTCCATCTTTATGATACTCACCTATTCTCTCCTCATTATAGGTGTCGTCATATTCTCTCACATGACCAGACTCAGACTCATAAACGTGATTGTAAGGATACCTTGTGGTGTTAAGACTGTTATCAAATGGCATTTCAAAATTACCAGATTGTGCAGTTTCAATTTCTTTAAAACTTTCTGCAAATCCTATTTTTGCATTTATCATTGTATGCACATTTTCTTTATCAGCTCGTGCAAGACGATTGACATCTGACTCATCTAGAAAATCTGATTTGGGATAAACACCATTTGGATCATTAAATCCTATATTTGTATTTGGACTATCACTAGGAACGCCTGGCAATGTTCCGATAACAACTGGTTGTTGTTTTTCCTCTGCATCACGAAAAAAACCAACGACCCATGTTCCCTCGACCATGAATGTTGGTGTGTTTCCCATTCCGTTCATTGATGGGTCTGTAACAGGATGCATCACATGAGCCCATGGCAAACCCTCAGTTGGTATTCTTTCTTTGTCCTCTGTGTGAAATCCTACACAACGAACTCTCACACGACCAAGTTTTGATGGATCATTTCTATCTTCGACAACACCAATGAACCAAACAAAACCATCTGTTCCCATAAAATGATTTGTAGACATAAATAAACTCCTTACAGAGTTATTTATGAGTTTTATTTAAACTTGTCATTGAGAGAGTCTACCACACTATCTATATTAGGCTCTTGTCCATGTGGATCATATTTGCAAAGATATTCCATCGGACACTGGCCTTCAACAACCAGTTGATAGGTATCGTTTGCACCCTTGTATAAACAAACCTGTTGTCCACTCTTTGCTTGTACTCGTTTATATCTGCGACAAGTGATATACTTTGGGTCTTCTCGTATACCTAATCGTTTCTCCTGTTCCCAAGTCCAGTCACTAAACTTCTTGAGAAAACAAGTGAAACATTGTATGATGTTGTCTGGTTGTTTTGTTTCTGGTAAAACTGGTTGTGCAAAGATGATTAGATATACAACTACCCATGCAAGAATGTTAATCTTCTTGA